CAATATCTTTTCTACCTAATATATTTAAAGTATTTTGATTTTCTTGTCGTGTTTTATAATCTGCTACTGAAAGTACATCAACTCCTTCGTTATTTTGTGCATTGAGTATAGTTCGTATATCTCTTGTACTTCCTAAAAAATTACCTTGTTTATCAATTAAAACAGAAGTCTCAGGAGCGTTTTGACTATTTATAAATTCATTTTGTAGTTGTAATTCTTTAATCCTTAAGTCTGTTGAATCTCCTAGAATATTGTCAATAATTTTTCCGCCATACCTATCGACAATTTTACCTATCTTGTTCTCAGGAGCATTACGACCAAAAGTTCTTAAAATACTAGGACCAACATCTCTGTAAATATTTGGAGTATAAGCTGGCGCACCTTGATTTGTAACTGGACCGCCAACAATTTCCTCACTTGGCTGGTCAGCAAACCTTATCATCTCAAGGTCTTTTGTTAATTTTCTTAATCTATCATCCATACCTATAGCCATTATTTAATCTCCTTAACCAAATGAAAATGTACTTGATTTGTTTTGTGATTTGAGTGGTGTTGGGAATCCACTTAATAAACCACCTAAGAATTGAGCTAACTGCATTTGATATTCTTGACCTTCAAGGAACTGTTGATAATCAAAATCTAGTTGCTGTTGGTCTCTTGCCATTCTTCTATCACCAATATCAGTCATAGCTCCATATCTGCCTAGTTCCGCATCTGTAACACCACTAGCTAAAGCAGCAGCGTTTAATAGACCTTGTTGATTTTGAGCGTTAGCATCAAGACCAAATTGAGCGTTAGCTTGGCTAGACGCTAAATCAGTAGCTTGGTTAGCTAAACTTGCTTCAAGACTAGCTGCTTGGTTAGCTAAGTCAGCTTGAAGTTGATTGCCTACATTAGTTGATTGTTGTCTAAAGGTATTGTCAACATTAGCTTGAGCTACTCTAAAGGCATCATCTTGATTCATGCCTTGTGCTTCTAAATTTGCTGCTTGGTTAGCTATAGCCGCTTGTTGTGCTATTTCTGTATTAAATCTTCCTAAATCTAAATCTCTAGCTTGATTTAATCTTTGAGCTTCCATGGCTGCATTTAAGTTAGCTTGACCAGCAGTTAAATCAGCTGCTTGGTTAAGTTGTGCAGCGTTCATCCTATTTTGTATATTAGTTAAAGAACCTTGGTTTAGTAAACCTATATCTTGCGTAGCTAATTGATTAGCTGTATCAAAACCTTCTTTATTAAGTAATGCTGCTTGTTTTGCATATTGGCTCATAGCATTGTTGGCTATTATACCAGCTTCAACAGCCTGTCTTGTGCCACCAAAAGCACCAGCTTGAGCTGCTCTTGACTGTAGGTCTGATAACTGTTTATCTCTTTGAGTTATTATATCATTTAAAGTTACATCTTTAACTTGTTGGTTAAACATATTTGTATAAGGGGAAATATCTGTTTGAGCAAGAGTTGTTGGGGTATATGTATCTGCATTAACTCTTTCAAAACCTATACTTCTGTCTAATATTTCTCTTGCTGTTATATCATTAGGGTCAGCTATTGTTTGCTCATTAACCATTGTTCTATTAATAGTATCTGGAGCATCAATTAAACCAGCAGCTACATCTCTAGCAACTGCATCTCTGGCAGAAACTTCTAATGGCGAATAACTAGAACCAGCATACATATCATCATAAATAGTATTAAGCCTGTCTGTTTCTTGAAAATTATTTCCACCTAAAAATTTTAAGGCTTCTCTTTCCCCTATAGTTGTATAAGCATCAGGAGCAGCAAATCTTGGGTCTCCATATTCCTCATACTCTTTAAGTCTATCTTCGTATAGTGGAACTGGCGCACCAAACGGATTGCTTCTGTCGTAAACTTGATTACCTTGCGCATCTAAAACAGGAACTCTTTCAGTAATCGTACTTTTACCCAAGTCAAAAGTTTCTTGCATCATTGCTCGGATTGCTGGGTCTAACTCTGAACTCCCACTAGATTTTGATTTTCCCATTTCTATAACTCCTTATCTAAAGTAAAGAAAGTTGGATTATAACCAACATCTTTAAATTCTCTTTGCCAACCTTTTCTACCAGTTAAAGTTGTATATTTACAACCAACTGATTTTGCTTTCTTTTCCAATATTGGCATTATTTGTTTTATTTCATCTGTTTTACCACCAGCTAAAAAACCATGTAAATTATAATATTGTGGAAAAACATGAACCTCTGTTACAATAAAGGAGTTTCCAAAAGTATGAAAAAACATATCACCTTTGGCTATACTTTCTCTTACATCATCAACAGTATGGCTGTTCTTTCCATAGTCTAATGCCTTTTGTATTTGTTGTCTATATTTTTCAAAATTATCTATTGTCATATTGAACTCGCTGTTATATTTCCTGAATTATCTACTGTAATATTGTATCTTGTTCCGTTAGGTGATTTCAATATTAATCTTCCGTCATTAATGTTTACATCAGTATCTTTTTTAAAATTTCTTTTATCTTCTTGCTCTAAAGTATTGTTTGTTTGTTGAGCAATACCTGAGTTATATTCTGGAGTTGGTAAGGGTAATCTCATTATCCTCTACCTCCACCAGCTCTTACGAACATCTGCATATTACCTACTCTCCAATCAGCGTTTCTTGCAGTTTCTACTCTAAACTTTATTTCTCTAGCGGTAAATCTTACATCTGTAGGATTTGCTAAAGCAAAAGAACCACTGCTTGGGTGAGTTGTTTCTGTTCCTGTAGGATAATTTCTAACTTTAAATTTAGCAGAAACATCACCTAATGTTTTTTCATCTGGTATTATCTGTAGTACATTCATTAACTTACCGCTTGGTTGGTCAAGTTGATATGGTCCTGATTCAGCAAAAACCCCTGTTGATTCACCTGAGTAAGAGTAACCAGTTTCATGCTCGTATAATTTGTAATCAGCACCAATCATAACAGGGTTTAAAAATATACCTTCATCTTCTGCACAAGTTCTAGCTAAGTTACCTATTATCCAATGATTTTCTTTATAGTTCCAGGCAACATATCTATTGTTTTCTGTGCTGTCAGAACTAGGATAAAACCACCATATTTCAGAAAATTGGGAATTATTAAAAGCATATACTTTACTTTTTTGACTAACATTCATATCGCTAAAGACATAATCGCTAACTTCACAAGGCAATGATTTAACAAGTCCGTCATAGATAAAGAATTGACCATTACCCATCCAAGCTGCAAAAGTATCAGTAGCTACTACCGAGTTTGCTGAAATAACTCCACAATTAGAACCAACTCTTTCAAAAGAATATACAAAAGGTAAACCAACATAAGTTGATGTGTAAGCATCAATAGTTGAAAGTATAAGTATTTGTCCTTTAGTTCTTATTGCTGTTATTACTTTTCCATGACCATTAAGATTAAAACTACCAGCTTGATTTGTACCGCTTGGTGTCCAATCTGTATTATCTTCTAAATCAGACCATTGTATTTTTTTAGGGTCGCCACCAGCACCTAGTAACATCAATGCTCTTTCTTCTGTAACAATTATACCTTGATTGCTTGTTGGACAATTAGCTATTTGTTGAGCAACAGTTCCGTTGCCTAATTGCCACTCATAAACTTTTCCGTCTGTTGTGCTACAACCAACTAAATATTGACCCCAATTATCTAAAGACCAAGTTGTGCAAGGTGTCCATATTCCATGGTCAGGTCTTTGCGTACCATAGTTTCCTGTTCCATAAACATAATTACCATAAGAAACATTCTCAACTGCGTCATCATTTCCTGTTGTAAAACCAACTGGTGTTATGTCGTATTGTTGACCTTCAATAGTGTAGTAATAAAGTTTATTTGGTGTTCCTACAGCTAATCTTCTGTTTCTATTGTTATCAGTCCAACTAACCATTTTTCTAGCTTTACCTATTACTGTAGAACTACCTAGCTGAGTCCAACCTTTTACTGGTTGCATAGCATTATTATCCCAACGAACTAAATTACAATCATGCCAACGACCTTTTGACTGCAACTCTGTTCCGTTCTTATAAATTCCACTTGGTATTTTTAATTCAACATAAGGCATTATTTTTATCTCTCTATCAAATACAATATTTCACTTATCTTCATAGCTGTAGCTTTTGTCGTTTTTAAATCAGGAGCTACACCATCTCGATAAGTTACTAAAAGAACACCCCAAGCATCTTCTGAGGACATAATAGGGCAAGCAGTATTAGGCACGCTTCTATCAAGAGAAGTACATTGGCTTAAAACAAAATGACCAATAACATATTCATCACCTTCCATCCAATATCCAGTTGGTAATAAATCAGCACTATTTCTTGGTTCATTAAATAAAGGAACTATATTTCGTGCATCAATCCAATCATATAGCCAAATTGATTCAATATCTCTGTTTGACCTAAGAAGTTTAGTAATTAAGTTTTCTACTTCTATTTTCTTTTCTGGCTCTTTTTCATACACTTCTACTATTGGAATCTCAGTATCTTCTTCAACTGTAAAACTTGTATATTGTTGAAAACCTATATACCCAATTATAGCTACAATGATAAGACTTGTAATCTTCATAACAAAAGCTGACCAGCTTTGTTCTGGTGATATAATGCTTTTTATTGCTTCTATAATATTGTTCATTTTCTAAATTTCTCCATACCCCTAGACCCAAAATAAAAGCAAATTACCGAACTCATGAGTCCAGCGTCATAATCTGTAAATATAACATCAATAACTTTGTAAATTTCTCCACCATCAAAATAAATTTGTAACACCGCCAATAACTTTACTGTTAGCCAAAGAGTAATAATTAAGTAAGCTGATATAGGTCTTACAGTAGAGCTAAGAGTAACAGCCCAAGTATTAGCCCTAGAAGTTAAACTTTGAGCATGAGCATAAACACCAGCAACCTCTGCTGTATCTGTTTTTGCTTCTTGTTCTTGAACTTTAAACTTAGCTTGAGCTTCTAACATTTTTAACTGGTGAGCGTTTTGCTGTTTTGTTTTCCATACATCAATAATTGATGGAATTGTAGAACTAGCAAAACCAATTAAACTTCCGACTAACCCAAACACGACAAACACCTTTCAAAAGATTCTTTAGTAGATTTTTTATTTTCAAAATGAGCTTCTGATATTTTTAATGTAGCTCCTTTTATCTCCTCTACTGGTTTAAAAATAATTACATTTTCTTTGACTGCGGCTAAAGCTACAATATCAGTATCTGTTTTGGTTAATTTTCTTTTGGCTTTTCCAACAGAGGTAGAAAAATTATAACGAGGTCTGCCACCTTTAGCAGAATGTTTGTCAGTAGTTCCAGAGCATTTGACCTGTATTCTTAAAGGTCTATCTTTAACATTAACTATAATGTCGTAACCTTGAGCATCAACTAACGAAGTGTTGTAGCCAAGTTTCTCTAATTCAAAACAAACCATTAATTCACCAACTCTGCCTAACTGCTTATTATTATTGCCCAAACATCTTTCCAAATAAGCCAACAACAGCCGCAGATATACCACTTGCTGTTAAAAATATTCCTATAACAACTCCTTTGCCTGATTTAAACTGACCTTCTAAAGAGTCTATTCTTGTATTTAATCTACTAACTTGTTTTTCAAGACTTTCTACTGCTTCTATTAATTTGCCTTGTTCAAGTTCTGAAAGACCACTCATTTAACTGCTCTTTTTTTTCTTTTTGTGATTGCAGTCATAATGAACATTGTTAAAATTCAAAGCTAAAATTTTTACTGCTTTTTTTGCCTTTTCAGGTAAAAGATTCGTAGGAACAAAGCTACATATCAAAGATGATATTGTAACAATGCTTGTTAATATTAATAATAATATAGTCATAAAAACTCCTTTTAATTAAGTACAACTTCTTCTTCTGGTGGACCAGGTCTAATACTTTCAGGTATTGGGGGTAATACAGGATTTTTGTCATCTGGGTCAAAAGTCCAATCTTCCAAATCTGTTATAAATTGTTGCCAAGTTGCTTTCTTCGTGGGGTCTGTTTCTTTAGACTCGTAATCTTTTGCCAATTCAACTTGTGCATCTCTTTCAAGAGTCAACTGCTGTTCAACGAATTGTTGTTTTTCAGCCAATGGCTCACCTGTTAATTCAGTCTTATTTTCAACAAGAGTCCATGTTTCATCAACTAACTCTATTGTAGATTCTGCCATTCTTTCATAAGGTAAAAGAGAATCTTCAAAATCATTATTAAACATAGCAGAACAATCCACTAAATGATAATTTAGAGAAGGGTCATGCACATCAATATTTCTATAATTGATTAAGTCAAACTCATCTTCAACTATATTATTAACAGGTTGACCATCTATAATCTGAACATAATATTTTCTATCTTCAGGAGGTGTTGCGTTTTTTAAAGTCATTTTCTATCTCCTTTACACATCTGCTGTATTAGTTGAAGGGTATGCTCTGCCTTCACCCCAAATAATTCTTATACCAGCCGCTTTTCCTTGACCTGCACCTGAACATGGACCCCATCCATACCAAGCACCACCGCCACCGCCACCAGAGCCATAGTTACCACCAGCTTTACCTGAAGTTGTGTTGCCTTGCGTAGCATCTCCGCCATCGCCACCGCCAGAACCGCCTTTACCGCCACCAAAAGTAGGGCTACTAAATGTGCCGCCAGCACCATTTGTTCCTTGTCCGTTAAGACCTACGCCACCGCCACCAGGTCCGCCACCGCCACCGCTATTTGAGTAACTTGCCATACCACAACCACCTCCGCCAGCTCCACCAGAACCATCACCACCAGCAGTTTGGTTACCAGAACCACCATTACCACCAGCTCCAGTATATCCACCAGCACCAGCACCAGCAGAAGAATTGTTTGGTGAACCTTGACCACCATTATTTTTAGTATCTGCTTTTGATTTAGATGATTGACCTTGTCCTGGACTTTCAGCACTATTTACATAAAATAAATAAGAGGATTCAGGAGCAGAAGAACCAGAAGAACTTGTTGTTATGCCACTAACATTTCCATAAAAAGTCCAACCATATTGTCCGCTTTGGTAATATTGTTGCCAATTAACATAATAAGTTGTTCCTGGAGTAACACTTACATTATTAGAATAACCAGAAGCTCCACCTCCTCCACCTACACCTGAAGTTACCTGATTACAGTATGAAGAACCACTACCACCTCTGCCTACTCCAAATATTGAAATTGAGGTAACACCTGGCGGTGCTGTCCAAGAAGTTGAACCACTTGTGCCTGTAGCATACCATTGACCAGCTGTTGCGTCTGATTGAACACTATTTGCTGTGGCTGTTCCAGCATCATTGGTCAAAGTAACAACAAATCTAAATTTATAACCAGCATCACCTGAAGTTAATGTATAAGAATTACTTGTTGCTCCACTTATGTTTGACCAAGAAGTAGCATCTGAACCTCTTTGCCATTGTCTAGTGAAATCACCAGAGGTATTCCAAGCTCCGTCTGTACCATATAGAGTATTGTTGTAAGCATTGACTGGAGTTGAGAATCCCATACCAGTATGATTGCTACATTTTATCCACAAAGTTGAAGGAGCATTGCTTGCCACAGCAATTCGAGTATAAGCACCAGATTGACCTGGTGTTCCAGAAGTTGTTACGCCATCAGTGTAATCAGAACCATCTTCAGAGGTACTAAACCTTAATGGATGTCCTGAATTACTTGCGTCTGATTGGTCAAATGTGTAAGTAAATCCTTGATATAGTTCTACATACAAACTATTTTGTCCATTTGCATAAAACTTATTACCACCAGAATTAACTACTGTTATTGTAAAAGTTTCATTTCTTGGTGTAAGAACTGGAATACTTACATTTTCAGGTTCAATAACTGCACCTGAAGCCATAATCATATTGTTGCCTAAACTCATTTTTTATCTCCTAATTATGACATATCTTGAGCAGAAATAAATCCATACCAATTAGTTCCGCCATCAACTGTCATTAATACAATTACATCATGGTTAGAACTTGATAAAGCTGGTGCTTGACCACCTGCCCACTTAACAGCAGCTCCCCATGCAATCGTATATGATGAACCACCTATTTTAAGAACCATGCTGTAAGCATCTCCAGAAGCTGGTACATTTGTAATTGTTAGTGTTGTGATGTTTTGCGTAGGTGTAAAAGAAAAAGCATTTCCTGTAGCACAATCTAAAGTTAATGTTCCTGTTGATTGTGTAACATTGTTACTTGTTTCTCTTGTACTTGTTGATTTTAAAGTTGTGGCTGTAACTGCACCAGCTACAGAACCACCTATTGTTACTCCGTCAACTGTACCACCATTTATATCAGCAGTAGTTATTGTTCCAGCATTTGATATAGTAGCACCAGTAAAGTTAATTGTTCCTGTGCTTGTTAAATCTGTGGCTGTAATAGCTCCAGCTGCGGTTGCACCAATAGTTACTCCGTCAATCGTACCACCATTTAAATCAACTGTTGTTACAGTTCCTAAATCAGAAATGGTTGCACTAGCGGCTGATATAGCCGCAGAATCAAGTGTAACAGTTCCGCTACCTACTAGAGTTCCACCTACACTTAAAGTTTTTCCTGAACCGACTTGCAGTCCGACTGAAGTTCCTGAACCAGCTGCGGCAAAAAGAGCATCAAGAGAATCTAAATCATTATTGATTTTAGTTCCCCATGTGTCCGTAGAAGCACCGACTTCTGGTTTAGTCAGATTCAGATTTGTTGTTGTTGTATCTGCCATTTGCATTTACTCCTTAAAAGTTATGCCGCTACCTTATAGACTTCGGTCCATGTTGTAGAAGCGTTTGGTTCATCAACCCATTTTAATCTTGCACTAAAGTTTGTAGATGATTGGGCTGATATATTTGAAACATCTATAAACACTATTCTATTGCATACAGCCGTAACTGTAGAAACTCCATTAATAGGATATGGATTACCACTAAATGTAACAGTTCCTATTACACTCAATGATGAAGTAGCTTGTGCTGGTATTATACCACCGCTTACTACTTGTCCTAATAACGAAACAGTTGCTACAGCATTAACTGTTATTTGTGGTGATGCTACATATCCTCCTACAGCAGAGACAGTAGCGACAGCATTAACTGTAGCACTTACATCTCTAATTGTTCCAGCAGAATAATTACCATAACCATATTCACCAGAAGAATAAGTATCTACAGGGTGAGCCGCAGATAAACTTAGACTTGATGATGAAGTTGAAGATATTTGACCACTATCGGTATATCCCCAAACTCCGTAAAGATTAGAACCATAGCCACCTCTCCCATAAGCTCTAAAAGCTCTATTTGTAAAGCTAGATGAAGCTGTTATTGTGCATGAAGCGTCTGAGTAACCCCATTGCCCATACACATTGGAAGAATATCCACCTTGTCCATAATCTCTAGTTCCAGACATTTGATTCCTTATGTTAAATCAATATCTAAATCACCAGCTGGTACTCTAAACACATCACCAGTTGATATTGGTTTTTGTGTAGCTAAAGTTCCTACTGCATATAAGTTACCACTTGTTGAAGCATCTAATACACCAACTGCTACGACTGTTCCGTAACTTGCTGTTGCTGTTGAATATTCTACAGCGGCAGTATTACTAGATTGACTTCCTGTTGTGGTAAAAGTAACTGTTTGTCTTGCATACCCTGTTCCAGAAGTTGAAACCTCAGTACCACCTGTTCCGTCATCACTTGGCGCTACAGTATATAAAGCCAAATAAAGTGTAGAAGCAGGAGTAAAAGTTGTTCCTGAAAAAGTGTGGGCAAGAATTTTGTTTTCTAAATAATCGCTAAAACTCATTTTAATCTCCTTATTGTAATGCGGGTGCTTTTATTGTTAAAGTTGAATCGCCTACTCTTGCCTTTTGGTCTGCGATTTCTAGGTCCTTAACTAATTTCTGATACAAACTAGACCATAATGCTATCCTTGAATCATCTACTAAATATGGTGCTGATTGTAGTAGAGTTCCGTATAAATATATACCAGGGCTACTATTCATTAACCAATTAGTTGGGTTTGCATCAGTTAAGTTAGGGATTTTGCTATAGTAGGTTATTTCTCCTGTCAGCGTTGTTGAATCAGGAACAGGTAAAACTTCTAGTTCTTGACCTACTATTGTATAAAATTTTGGTGTACCACTTGTGGTATAAGTTTCTCTGAATTTATCAAGATGTTCATTTGTGGTAAATTCTAAAGTTACTACTGGATTTGCTTCAACAACAAAATCTACTGTTTGCAACCAGTCGGCTGGTACAGCACTATACTGAGAATCAATAGTTGCTGTTGCTCTTTTAATCATTTTTCTATTTCGTATTTCTTCATTAAAACTAGATTCAGCTAAAGTAATAAAATCTGGTATAACTGTAGTTAAATCAGTTCTGTTAAGCCAAGCTGCTATATTTGTTTTTAAATCTGAATAATTTACTAAAGCCATTAAACAGTTCCCTCTCTAGTTCTAAAATATTTATTCTCAGGGTCATTAAGCCATTTCTTAATAGCTACTGGGTCATCTAATATACCCTTTTCTTTTAAGTCATAATAAACCACCATAGGGATAGAAGCGACTTTGTTCCATTCACCCCATTTAGTTCTTTTATCGGTTTGTTTAAGTTGTTCTTTATTATCATTTATAATTGCAGTTACATCTTGCTCTCTTGAAATAACGAAATGATGGTCATTATTTCCAGATATATCTTCTTCAAAAGTAAAATTGTTTGAAATTTTAGTTTTGTGGTCAAAACTTATTAGTCTTTTGTTTTTCATGTTCAGTTCCTATGGGGAAGGCTTTTACACCTTCCCCTCACCTATTAATGATTATGCTTCTGTTAAGTCAGCAACAACTCCAAGAGCTGCTTCATTTTTAACTTTAAGACCATACTCAACGAGTAACATTCTTTTTTCTGCATCACCAGTTTTAGCCAACTCAATACTTTCGATAGGTCGAAGTATGGTAGTTGCATAAAACTCAGGGTCAAGCACAAATGCGTCTCTGTCTCTCTGGAATCTATTTGGTACGATATTTACAGTACCAAAATCTGAAACATAAATGTCAGCTGCACCAATAATGACTCCAGCTTCTGGTTTTGATATTTCATAACGATTAGCTGCAATTCCTGTGAAACCAGAAACTACTGTTTTGTTATGAGGACCAACCATAAGCATTTTTGGAGTTCCGCCTTGAGTCCAAACTTTTTCAATTACATCATTAAGCATATCTATTGTAAAAGCTCGTCTATTAGCGTTTGTAGCGTCTCCAGCTGCTGCATTAACAACACCGCCAGCTACTGTTGGGTCTGTACCACCAGTACCTCTGTTGGAGTTTGTTTTTAGCCAAGCTGGTAAACCAGCAGTTCTTCTAGCTGTACCAGTACCACCACCTACTGCTGCTTGGTTAGAAAGCAAAGTAGTTTCTTGGTCTCTTTTTAATTCTTGACCCATTTTTGTAATTTGGTAAGCAAGCTCGCTTGTTCTTCCAGCAGCGTCAATAACAGACAAGTTGTCTGCTAAAATGATTAGCTTTCTTGAAATATTGGTGTAATTACCAATTCTTGTTGTTGGTGCTGTAGCTGGAAAAGTAGCAATGTCATCACCATCAATTTGATAGTTAGCTGCTGCTGCTGCAAGTGAATCTGTTTGCCATTCAAAAAATGTATTTCTAACAGTTTCTCTGCCACCATTTGACATAAATGGAGTTTCTTCTGGGCTAATATTATAGATAATATTAGATAGTTCTTCTCTGATACCTATTGAAGCGTATCTTGTGAAGGTATTTGCAATAATTGCCATTGTATTAGTTCCTTATAAATGTTTATTCGTTTAACAACATGGAAACAGCTTGAGCTGCGTCTTGCCATTTCCCACTCTTTTTTAAGCTAGAGGTCGCTTTCTTATATTTATCTTGAACTTTTGGTGCTAGTTTCGCTCCACTTTTCATAACCCTAGTTCTTCTTTGTGGGTTATTTTTTTGCTTAGAAACTTTTCTTTTGCCTTTATCATACAACATTGCTTTTCGTAAAACTTTCACATGGTCAGCTTTTACTAAAGCAGATACTTCTTCTTCGGAAACTCCCTGTTTAATTAAATAATTTTTTAACTCAGTTCGTTCCTTTGTGGCTCTTTTTTCGTCTTTCCATTCTGGAATAACTTCTTTAAGCCTTTGAGCTTCTTGAGATAGCAAGGTCTTATATTGTTCCATTTGCTCTCTCTGTTCAATCTGGGCTACTCTTTGCTTCTCAGCTTGAGCAGCTTGAAGTTTTTCATTCTTCGCTTGATTAAAACGATTCCACTCATGTTGTTGTCTGCTGGCTTCAATGGGGTCTGATTCATACAGGCTATCCCAATCAGGCTCTGGCTGAGAGTCCATATTCTGTATTTGACTCTCTAAAGCACTCAAAAGTTGGACATATTGCTGCCGTTCCTCTTGTACTTGTCTAAACTCAGTGTCAAACTGCTTTCTTTCTTGCGCAAGTTTTTGACTTTGTTTAGTAAAATGCTGTTGCCTTGAATATCCATTCCGCAATTCATCCAGCGGTACA